ATACCTTGCCCGGATACAGTGACAAGTCCTGACCCGGCACCAAGTTTGTTTCATCTACCTCAACAATCAAGTTGCCAGACAGTACAGCATTATCAACAGCCATACGCATAAAGCCATTCATCAATGTCTGTGTATCGTCCATGTTCTCTGCAATACCTACACCAAAGAATGAATACGGGTTCAATTCGTATGGTGCAGCAGAGTATGGAATCTTAGATGGCTTGAATGGATTAAGAACCATACGAAGCAGTTTGTTGTTACAAATCCAAACATTGGCTTGCAACTCATCAAACTCTTTCAGTTCTTTTGGAATGTCAATACCCTGTTCTTCAAGCAGTTCTGTATCAACCATACCCCAATACTCAAGTACCTCAAAGCGGTCTACACCATGTTCTGGTGCATAGTCAGATAAGTCATCTTCCCAATATTGCTTAGTGTAGTTTTCACCCATAGCAATCACTTCATTGATAACTTCACCACGAAAGTATGGACGCTTCTTTAGGTTACGTAATTGTGTACGAGACATCTTGTGACGTTCAATTACAAACTGTGCTTCATCCATGTTGTTAGCATCTGGGTCTGGATAAAAGTTCCAAACAGATACATGATTTACTTGTGGAATTGTTTTAAATAGTGGGTCATACTCACCATCGTCATTCCAGTTAGGGTACTCTTTGTCAACAGCAAACGGACCTTTCATAACACCTGTACCAAACAATGCCATTTCAAATGCTGCATTGCGTAAGTGTTTAGTGGCACCAGATTCTTCTAGCTGGTCGTGTATCTTCTTTTGCATTTTCTTTGCAGCAATTAATGCAGGGCTAAATGCAATAGAGGTAGGTGTCTTACCCGGCCCCTCTTTTAGTTTGTCAGCAACAGGTTCCAGTTTGCCTTCCAGCACCCCAAGTTTTTCTTGTAAGGACTGCGCTGTGGCTCCCGGCGGTAAGTCTTTTCCGTCACCCGCAAAACCGTAGGGACTAGAAATAGCAGTTTCACCACGTAATTGTTCTGGTTCTTTAGGGTCAAAATGTACATCGGCAACAACCCCCTCTGGTAATTCAGTAGGCTCAATAGATAAAGGAAAACGCTGGTTAGCAAACAAGACATCAACAATCTGCCCGTATGCTGCCAGCGTTTTAGTTTTTGTGACTTTAATAAAGACACGAGATTTTTCTGTTTCAGTAAATTGAACATCGGGGCCATACAAACCACGATAATTGCGGTAGGCTTTTAGCCAACGCTGTTCGTCATCATAACGATAATCTTCAGATCGCTTATAACGATCCAATACAAATGGAATAATGTTACTTACGTCTACGTCTGAAACAGATGTATCATCACTATCTTCCAGTGCGATAGCATCGTCTTCGATCATAATTTCATCTTCATTCATATCGTTTTTCCTTAGTATCCAAAGGTTGAGTCTGCGACTTGCATACCACCACCGGGTCTACCCATTGGGTCATAGTCAAATATACTAAACCTTGGTCTTGACATTATACCATACCTAAGAGCGTCATACAAGTGGTCTTCACTCTTTGTGTCAATATCTTCTGGGTTTTTCTTGTCCAACGGTATTGAGGGAAGTTGGGCTGTGAGGTTTGTGCAAGTATCAAAGAAAACAAGTCTAGGCTCCTCTGTAAATTCATCTATCTGTAGTCTACGGTGTATCTCGTTCTTACCAGCTACACGACTGCCCCTGCTTCTGTCTGACGGACGCCAGCGACATCCACGGCTAATCATTTGCTCCGCAAGAGAAGGGCCAGTATCACCACGCTTATGCCAAAGAGAACTGTCCAGAACACCGTACTTAATATTGCCATCTTCCGCTTCCAAATCCAGAATCATATCTGCCAAGTCTGTGGCAAGGACTTTAGAAACGTAGAGTTCTCTATATACCACAAGTTGCTCAGAAGGCGCAACGGCAAACCAAACAACACCACTGAAGCTACCGTAGCCATAATCGCAAGCCCGAAACTTAACCCAGTTGCTAGGAATCCTAAAAGGCTCAACAACATGAACCCGCCTATCAAACTCAGTAAAGGCTGCTCCCTCTTTAATATCCCAATCGCCTTCAAGAAGCTGCCTACGCTGCTGTTCTGGAAGCGATAGAAGCATGGCTTCGTAGTCACCTGCATTCGCAAGGTATGGGTTATCAGAAAGTCTTGCGGGTATAAATCGTCTTTTGAATAAAGATTTTCCAGCTTTACTATGTCCTGCTGGATAGCGGAGAACTTCTCCTGTGTCTGTGTCTGTTGCATCGAAGGCTCTATTATATGGCGAAGGGTCAATGAACATTTTTTTGACCCAGTGATGACCTCTTCCGCCGGGGTTAGTCGTAGCCCTCATAAATATTGGCAAATCAGGTGCAGTAGACCGTAGACGAGAACGCATATAATTCCATGCGTATGGTGTGGCCCATTGTGTTAACTCGTCAAAGCCTATCCAGCTAAAAGCTAGACCCTGATAGCGCAATACATCATCATCCCTGTCGAGATAAGACATCCACAATCTTGCACCAGATGGCGCAGTCCACTGCATTTTTCTTTCTGACCACTTAATACCGGGCCAGATTTTTGGGTACAACTCCTGCGACTTAAATATAAGTTCCCGCAACTCTTCCGTTGTGTGTCGCAGTAGCAGCCCACTAAACTGTGGATGTCCCATGTAACGTAATGGGTCAGCAAGCATAGCGTAGCTTTTGCCACCACCTGCAGAACCACCATACAATACTTCTCGTTCAGCCGCCGCTAGGAACTCTGTCTGTGGTCCTTCGTTTGGCTTGAACAAAACATTAGCGTGTTGTTCTATCTCGCTGCTGTCATATTCAGGTGATACAGTTTCCTGTATCTCAACCTTCGGCTTTGGAGCCTGTTCTTTGGTTACTGATTTCTTCCGCTTTGGCGATTGCCGTTTTCGCATATTCTGCCCACTTGCGGAGGCTTGCAGCTTGATTCTTACGTCTTCGCTCATTATTCAATCGTTTCCTCAAACCTACGTGCGAGATGTATCTGCCAGTCTGTGTACTCAGCCAATTAGCTACTTCACGGTAGCTGTATTGATTTACGTGCTGTCTAGCTTTCTCTAACAAGTCCAATTCAATTTGGATAGGTTGAAGAATGTCGGGGTCTTCATCATCCTGTTTATATCCGAATGGTACAGTACGTGCAATACGTGGGATGGGTATCCATTCGTTTTCTTCTTTGATGTCTGTTGGCTGTGGAAGTTTCCACTTGCCTATACTACGTGACATTTTTCCTATTATCTTTTGTTGTGTGTTTAAGAAACGAAGTTTTTTTAGTGGACGACTTTCTAGTCCCCTTTGTCTTCGTTGGTTTAATTAAATCTGTATCATAGAAGTCAGACATATCCATGCCTATACTTTCCATAGTTGAAACTGGTTCTTTTGATTTAGCCATTAGTCATCATCCTCATTTGTTTTTACGTATGGTTCTACCCGGCAAAGTTCCTGTAGTATCAAACGTAACACCATTTTTCTTTTTAGGTTTTGGTTTAGGTAACGTCTTTGGTAAAGGTTTCTTTTTGGGTTTTGGTTTAGGTAAAGGCATAGACTTTCTAGTGCTTGGGTCTGCCCTATATTTAGGTTCTTCTTTTCTAGCCAAAACATTTTTTCTCATGTCCCTGAACTTTTGCATTTCACCGGGAAATTCTTTATTAAAAAGTCGCCTTTCAGATGGGCTTAATTTTTCAAGAGCCTTCTGTGCCGCATTAACAGATGCAACAGTTTTTATATCTTTTTTAATTCTGTTTCTAAGTTTTTTAAGATTAGCAATATTTTCTTTTTGTCTATCAGTCATCAGTCATCATCCTCTACAATAGCTTTAGGTGGCATAAGCATGACACCACCCGATGCTTCTACCTGCATCTTTTCTGTCTTTACCAGACCCACACGGTCAAGCAGTTCTTTAGCTGCAGACATCTTATCACGAATGCCTAACTCAGTCGGGTCATACAAAGCACCTGTCATCGCCATCGCAGCTTTAGGCGCATTACGAGCCATGTACATTTGCGTTGCCTCAAGAATTTCTTCTTTAAGACCTTTGATAATTTCACCAGTGCTAGAAGTGTCAGCATACCCTGCCAGTTTCTTGGCAGCAACCATGTCACCACCAGCTTCATCAAACAAGACGTTTAAAAATGCTTGTTGCTTTTCTGTTAGTTCTCTAGCCATTAATTACTTAAACCCCTTACAAAAGAACTTACATTCTTTGCTGCTCTTTTTATATTATCCTGTATCGTATGTGGCAAAAAAGTTGTTTTCTTTTTAGGGTCAACACCCACAACTATTCTACCTTTTCTTGAAGAGCTAACTGTCCGAATGTTTTTACTCATCAAAATTCTCCATTATGCATTGCGTTAGCTAATTTCACTGCACGTGATTTTACCTGATTTGCCCACCTGCTGTCAAGCATTTCTTTTGCTGCAATGTCATATTTTTCTTCGTGGATAGCAGCCCACATCTTTTTAAACTTACAAAGTCTAGGTACGCCCATATTGAAAGCCATATCCATAACTATAAGTTGACGTACAGAGTCCAACCTGTCCACGCAAGGGTGCGCACGTACCAGTTCTTCTTCGACAATCTGCACGTCATTTGTTGCTAGATAGACCGCATCAGCTTCAGTGATTCCATATTCGTACACGTGGTTAATATTAGGAATATCTAATTCATCTAGTTCCTGCTTTGTAATGCCACGGTCTTCTAGGTTTCGTCCGATACCAATAGTATCAATTCCAAGAGTGTCTTTGTACACTTGTAGCTTCAAGCCTTCGTGCTTGATTAATTCATCAATAAAATGTTCTCTACGGTACTTCATGTTTCCATAGCCCCTACGATACCACATTTATATTCAACAGATGCCCATGAACCATCTTTTGGTATCTCTTCATATATTTGCTTATATCGTATACATTCATTCTCTTTATCGAACCACTGAACAGTTTGATTAAAGCATTTACCGTCTGAGGTACATATAGTAAGTACTAATGCCCAAATCATTATACTCATTTTTGTTCATGCCCCATCCAGACAGCAAAAGCACCAGTCATTGCCCCAACTACTGTAGACACAAATGCTGTCTGCTGCGTTGTAGCTGCTGGGCCTAATTCCATAAACCACTGTACTACCTGATAAGCCATGAACGTCATAGCCAACATCATTGCTCTAGGTAGTAACTTCCACGCTAGAATCTTTTCCATTGTGTAGGTCATTTTTTCTTTTTGTTATATCCGCCCCGATTATATGCGGGAGTAGACTCAAAAGCAGTTAAAAAAGCACCTACTAATGGAATAGAACGAAGTCCAACTTTTTTAGCAATTTCCTTTGCCGTACTTTTTGTGGCACCTTGTATAATATTTTTTTGCTCTTGGATAAGGGCTTTACGTACAAGTTTATCTCTGTCACTTAAATTAGAAGGTTTAATATTTTTTAGTCTTTCTAATTTATTTTGCGCATTGGTTGCATTAGCAGTATTACGCATATTTGTAGTTTTAGTTTGTCTTGCTTCTGTACGTTGTTTTTGCTGTTTACGAATCTGCTCACTTCTTTTTTGTCTAGGCGATTTTTTACTCGCTAATGCAGTAGCACCTGCTGCCGTTGCTGCAGTTCCTATGACCGCAGCACCACCATATTTATCTTTGTCTGCCATTATCCTTACCTTTTTCCAAAGAATTTTGTAGCTGAACGTACCCCAAAAGAAGCGGCAACGATAACGCCCAAGGAATATTGATACCACTCAGGCATTGCTTGTAACTGTAAGAATCCATTTGCCACCACCTCTTCCATGCCGGGAATAAATGCCAGTATCAATGGGATGCTAAATAAAATAGTAAGCCACTCATCTTTCCACGAAGATGCGCTACCTTTAGCCATCTCCAAATCCCAGTCAATTTCACCCGTAGCTTTCTTTTGCATTACGATAGCTTCAGCTTCAGCTTTAGCTACACGTGTCTTTGCTTGCGCTTTCTTTTCTTCTACTTTGCCGGACATCCATGTGCCAGCAAGTTCAGCAATAGGTCCAATAAGTAAGTTAAGCATTAGGCTCCCCGTCTAAACTGCGCCGTTTTCTTTTGTATCTTTTTAGGCTGCTTGACGAACTGCTTACCAGCACGAGTTCCTGCTCTTTTAGCAGCGGTGGTGGCTGCGTATTCTTGCGGCGAAAGCGATTTGATAGCAGCCTCTGGTAAGTAACGCTCACCTGTTTTGGCGGATGGTTTACCACTCTTGGTTCTCCACTTTTGTTTAGTCCAGTTCTTTAAACTTTGTTGTGGTGATTTTAATGCCATGAATAAGTTATACCATTATCTTATAGGATTGTCAAGAGAAAAATTAAAAGACCTACCGCCGCTAACACAATAACTGCAACGCCAGTTCCCATCTTTATATTTTCCATTATTTCGTTCTGTCGCTGTATAGCTTCACGTCTAGCTTGCTCTGCAGCTTCTTTTGCCTCACGTATACGCTTGGCTCTTTCATCTACAATGCTCTGCCACGTGCCGGGGCCAAAACGTAAGTCTACTAGGGTACGCATCTCCTGCACTTTTTCCTGTGCAAGTCTAGCGTCAATCACTTCCTGTGCTACGGACTGTATACCAAACTGGTCGCCTAGACTGTTGCCAGACTTCTTAGACCGTTGTTGTTGTGTTTGCTTTTCACCCTCAAGTAGATTGTCTACATACTTTGCGATGTCGCCTATATCGTTGGCGGTATTAATGGTAGACTTAATACCATCTACGGCACTCTTCACCAGTGCGATACCCGCAAGGGTTTCTGCAATCATCTCTGTTCCTCATTGGTTGGTTGATAGTCATTGTTTAAGCTGCCAGTGCGGGATTACTAGCATCCAGTTGCATCCACTTAGACCACTCTGCGTAGTAGTGGCGCATACCTACTTCATCGTGTATTGTGCTATTCTCATGTCGTCCATGCAAGATGTTACGGGGTTCTGTACCTTCTCGCATTGTAGTGCCTTGACCTGCGACACCAATCAGGTCTTCATGTAAATTTCTACCAAACGGCCCCCATATAGAGTTGTGGTGTTTGATACGTGTCTGCCGTTCTTCGGGGGTATCTTTTTTTAGGCCATAGCCACGGAACTCAATCAGTACTTTGTTTGGTCCTAGTGGCGTTACACTGTCGCTACGATATGCACTGCCACGCAGGTTAAAGTTGTAGCCGGGAAACAAGTCTACCATATACCACTGGTTAGGCGGAAGGTTAGGGAAACTAAGTTCTCCTCTGTCTTCAAAACCATCGTACTCTTCGTAGTTAACTGTAAAGCTACTGACGTTGACGTGTCCGTTATCAAATGGGATATTTTTTCTAGCAAAGTACTCATCGTTAAATCCTGACACACGGTTAAAGTAATGCATGAAGTCATGGTAGAACTCGCTGTTAGTATCGTGCCACAGTTTGTAATTAGTGTCTATCACTGCCTTGTGATAGTGAAATACTTCCATCTCTTCTGCGTCAATGGCATCAGCAATACAATCAAATGCACCTGCTGTCCATTCATCTACGCTTTGTGTTGGGTTAGGGTCTAGTGTAACCCAGACCATTCCACCGTGTTTAACTTCACAGTGTAGTTCTGGTTCAAGTGATACCATAGGTACAGCCAGTGTTCCACTAGGTTTATTGATAGTGTGATTTTTATATGCCTTTACGCCATCGCCTGTGTTCCATGCTATAACATTTACACCTGCTATTTGCGTTGTTCTAAAGTTACCCTTGTTATACATCTCACTGATGTGGCACATAGGCACCCATACTTTAGAGAATATGTTTTCTTGTTCTTGTTTGTATAAACTGTGGTCAGAATATATCAAAGAGTTTATGTACTCTACTTTAGGTTTCTTAATCCAGTCTTTATGATTACGTGGTGACATTAACTTTTGTATCCCCCGCCAGCCTTTTTGTACTCAAGGGCTAATAGTTGGGCTTTACGTGCTGACCACTGACCCGGCTTACCGCCACGTGAACCTGCTTTGATTTTTTCAAACAGTCTTTTGCGCAGAGCAGGTTTGGTATAGTTACCTGCTTTGTTTACCGTGCTTTTCTTTTTTGGCGTACTCTTTTTTCTAGGTGCCATAATTATTACCTTGCGGGATCAAAATATTCTTCTACAGATATTGTAACATCTAAAGTCATACCACTTTCAATATACGCTAACAATTTATCTTTTTGATGAAGTGTAAAAAAGTTGCCAGACACTACGTCATGTGTTGAGTGACCTGCCATACTTAAACCATTTATAAGATAGTGGTATGTAGTATCATCGTTATGATAAAACTGTAGATATGCTTTCTTAGTACTATTAGTACCATTGCTTAGATGTAAAAATCTAACAATAGCACTATAGTTATCCGGCACAGTATAGATAACGTCAGCACTTGCGTCAGCAGAGGTGCTGGTTATTGTTTTACTTTCCGTGGTAAATTTAGCTACACTAAGATCAGGCATTATCGTTCCAGTCTAATACACGCTTGTGCATCTTCCAAAACCAGTTGCCTACACAAGTAAAAGGCTTGCCCATATAGAGCAAAGCCCATCCAAAATATTTTACAGCTTGCTTCCTCATTTCTTTTTCGCCATCCCGCCACGCATCATTTTCTTTTTAGCCATTTTAGCCATTCCACCGCCACGCATCTTTTTGGCTGCTACACCGCCACCACGCATCTTTTTAGATGCCATCTTAGCCATACCGCCGCCACGCATTTTTTTCTTAGCTACCATTTCTAAGTTCCCTTCTATCTAATACTAGACTCTTATACACTTCCTCTGGAAAGTGTTCATAATACCCAGACTTCTCCAGACTTAATGCTGCATCGTCTAGTGTAGACAGTCTTTGTACAAACACCATGCAGTACACAAGACCTTCATCTGTTGCATCCTCATCAACAAGGAAATCCAGACCCGCCTCTTCAGCGTCATAGTCTGGATGAAACACCATGAGGTGCATATCTTTACCTGCTATGGACATGGCTTCGTTTATGCCATCACAATATCCATCTAGGTATTCCATGTCAGGTAAGTATTGATTTGCCCACACTACTATGTCATAGTCGTGCTGCTCAAACTGTTTGACTTCAGATACCAGTCCCTCTAGTCCTGTATTGATACTGAAGGATACCTTATCATCTAACCACGCTTGTTTTGCATAGGGGCAGGGTGGTAGGCCGTTAAGTTTTTTGTTGGATACTTCTAGGAAGTCGTGCGACCACTTACGTATGTCAGCTTCTACTGGATGCATTTACTTGCCAGTAATTTTGTTATACGCCTCTGGGCTGGCAGCTTTGAGTGCCTTCAGGCCGGGGTTATCTTTAACCATACCACCTGCTGCATACATATGTTGCTTACCGCCTGACATACCGCCACGCATCATCTTAGCTTTGCCTTTAGGTAATTCAGCCATGCCTACACCGATAGAGATAACAGGTACTTTCTTTGTGGCTTTACCGCCTTTAGACATTTTCTTTTTGCCCTGATTTTCTTCATTTTGTTTTTGTCTAATCTTAGAGCCAAACATTTTCTGTACGGCTGCATCGCTCATATTGTTTTCTTTGCCGTACTTCATCGCATAGGCTTGCAGTTCTGATGAAGACATTTTGTCTAGCTTAGATTCAAACATTATTTTTTCTTTCTATTGTCTACGGATGACAGCAGCAAGCCGCCTTTGTTCATACGGAAGTCATGTGCGCCTGTTGCACGTTTGGTGACTTTGCCGCCACGGTTCATGGGTGAATCAAGTTCAGTATTTCCGGGTTTACCTCTGCGTGATGTAACTTCTCTACGTCCGGGTTGTCGTGTATTACTTCTGTCCACAGGCCGTAGATTATATTTTCTATCACCTACAATTGCGCCAGTCTCACTTGGACGTGTACCCTTTTGTCCTTGAGAATTACCACTTACCATAGAACGTATTTCTACAAGAAACTCTTTTTTAGTTTTACTGCCGTCCAGTATCTTGTTGAATAGCTGTGTGCCTTTTCTTTGACCAAAGACAGCTATTAAAGACTTCTTAGCATCCTGAACCATTCTGTCACTAGTGTCAATTGTACGTGTACCAGCAGATTCTAACTGAGGAGTTTTGCCTTGCTTTAAACTTTCCTTTTCCAAGATAGCGTCTAATCGCCGTTTACCCGGAGCATCTAGTGATGCTTTTGCACTGCGAATAAGTTGCTCTTGAAGATTTTTATTTAATTTAAAAAACTCAGGAACTAACTCACCTCCACCTTTACCCGTTTTAGGGTCTGGCATAATTGCAGCTAATGCAATATCTTTATCTGTTTTAGGTGTTCCTCTAGGTTTGCCTCTGCTTCCTCTGGAAATATTAGTACGTCTATTTTTTTCTGCTCGTACATCCGCCTCTTTACGTTTCTTTCTAATCTCGTCAAACTCTGCTTGACGTTTTGCTTTTTCGGCTTTAGTGGGTGCAGCTTTAATGTAAGCAGCATAGGCTTTATTTTCTACATCACGTGCAGCCATTCCGGGTGATGCATTTTTCTGGTCTTTAATAAAGTTAGCAATAGACCTAGAGCCTATATTAGTTTTACCGGGAGCATTAGTACTGCGACCCGCACTAGCCGCACCACGTGCCTGATTAGTTTCAGACACAGACCGTGAGGCATCACTTTCTACTTCAATATCAACCTCTGGCTTATCTCTAAACCTCAGTCCACGTTGCGTTGCTGCGGCTTCTACATTACGTGGCGGCGACTTTGGTTTTGGTTTTGGCTTATCTTTTGGAGCCTTTACACTTTTCTCTTCAGCTTTTTTAGCTTCAAATTTATTTAGACCTTGGCCTAGTTGTTCGTCTGTTAATTGACCAACCCCACTTTTTTTACTTGTACCAAATTTGTTTTTGGCAGCAGTAACTCCAAATCTAGAAATATATTTTATTATGCTAGTTGCGCCAGCCATAGTGTATTCTCCTTACCACTTAACTTTGTGTGACCAATATTTCGCAGACAGCTTAGTGGTAGGCTTACCCTGCGCATCGTGTCTTGCGTAGTACGACTTCTTACGTGCTTTGTCTTTAGCACTTGTAGGATTCTTGCCAGCACCTTTTACGCCCTGCTGACCGAAGCGAATAAATTTATACTTGCCACCCTCGGATGCCATCACGCAATGTGACTTAGTTGGGTGCTTGGGTGTCCGCTTGGGTTTGTTAACGCCAGTCAGACCTTCCTCTTTCATTTTGTTTTTGACACGTTCAGGTATTGCCATTACGTACTTAATCCTTTTTGTGGCATAGCCATATCTAAGTCAACCTTAGTACACCTTGCTCGCCAATCAACTATTTCGCCAGCATCTACCATTGACTGATGATACTGCATCACATACTCTGTGCTAGGGCATTCCTGTACAACATCGCTGTAGGCTTTTACTTCACCAGCAGGAGTTATGATTACGGATAGGTATAGGAAGAGTGAAACCATTATTCATCTTTCTCTGTCCACCCCTCTGCTCGCATAGCATCTTCTACGTGCTTCAAAGTAAATGAACGCCCGTAATGGGCTTCGACTGCACTACGCACATAGAATACATCACTATGAGGTATATGCAGTCGGTCTAATGAATTGTTACGAATAGCATCGTAGAATGCTTCAAGAACATTATCTGTGTATAGTTTTACAGATTTCTTTGCCATTGTCAAGAACTTTCTTTGTATAGCACGAATAATCTTTGCACGTAGGGATACACTATAAGTGTTATCACTTAGAGTGCATTAACAAAGAAAATTTAGTAAGGACTAACTTATGTACATTTAAGTGATATAGTTAATAAGTTTTTTAAGAATTATTATATAAACATTTAAGTGTATCACTTTAAGTGAGTTTAGTTATACATAATTATATCAGATTTTTTATAGGCTGTCAACCCCCCTTTTGCAAAATAGTTCAAATGGTCCATACACCCCCTTACAGTTGCCTATTATTTAGGCAGTTGCACAATGCTTGTGCATATAGGTAGTGACAGTTGCTCTTGTGGTTAACAATCAATTTACCTGATCTGTGTATTTCTGTGTATACATATCTACGCTACCCCCCGGTGGCTCCTGCCTGCCCCCTCATCTAAGGCGTGTATGCCTCTGCATTATGCGCAACCAGCCGCCTCATTAGGGAGCCATCTGAGTAAGCCCTTGATATTGCATAGAATATGCAGTAAGTAATCCGGCAATTCAGTTGTAAACAACTGTTATGGTATCAGTTGCCATACGAAGTATGACTGTAAAAGTCCAACAATACAGATTTGTAACGAAGTTACAAGGTTGATGCATCTAATCTTTTCACCAAAGGTGAACCACAAGTCCGATGTCGGACTACACCCCCTATCACTGAAGGTGATAGTCATACCAGCTACCACAATCTGCCAAGCCTCGCTATGTGTCACGAGTTTAGCGCACGAGTTTCGCTATCGAAGATAGCTGCAACCGTAGGCGAAACGGCTTGGGCAGAGGATCACACACAAGGCTTCAACCCCAAACCTTAACTATCTTCTTACGGTTTTAAGGTATATAGCCCCTTGAACGTAGTGAAAGGGTTATATCCCTATAAAACCTAAAGATAGATAAGAGGAACCGAAATGCAAAACTCAATCAAAAAATCTTTCGCCATTCAGCTTGCTGAAGCACCAAACACAAATGAAGCCAAAGGCTTGGTATTGTCCCGTTGGGACAAGTCAATCACCAAAGGTGATGTCAATCGCTTCAAGAAACTCTGTGAGTTTGCTGGTTTCTGGTTCACCCTTGGTGAAATCCTTGTCCGGCTTCGGACTGAATCCGGCGGTAGCCGGACTGATTCAGCTTTGCTGAAGAATGCCAACCTTCATACCGTTGCAAAGCAACGCCGTAGTGAAGCCATGAAGTTCTTTGAGAACTTCCATGTAATCGTTGAAAACGATTTGCTCGGCAAGAAATCTACGATTTGCCACATGAAGGATCTGCTGAAAGCAGTGGACAAAATCGTCAACCCAAAGGTTGAAGATGAGCCAGTCCTTGAAGCTACTATCGTAGCTGATGAGCCAGAGGTTCTGGCTATCGAAGATAAGTCCAGCGAAGCTGTACCACAGTCTAAAAAGACTGCTGAAGATTTGGCTCTTGAGGTTCTACTGCAAGTAGAACTTAATGAGGTCAGCCTTGCTGACTTCAAGATTGCCATGGCAAATGCCATTGGCATGATTGAGCAGAACAACGAAGTTGTCCCATTTGAGGCTGTAGGGTAATCCCCTACAGTCTACCTTTTCACTAGTCCGATGTCGGACTTAACAATACGGAGTATTGAATATGATTGATTTTATCATCGCCTTGTTTCTAATCGTCACCAGTGCAGTCATTGGACTGCTGTCTGTCATGTCACTAGCGGCTGGTGTGCCGGGTATGGGTTGGGTTGCACTTGGCTGTGTGGCTTGCTTTGTCGGTGGCTGGGTAATCATTGCAACGGAGTTGTCATAATGGCTCGTAAATTCATCACCCCAATGGGTCGCCACAAGCCTGTTCGTTCAAGCTGGGCGGCTATGGATACACAGGCTTTCAGCCGGTCATATGAGCCTGAGACACGGCCTGAGTTTCGGTGCTTTGTGACTGGTCAAGCTGAAGCTATGCAAGCTGAGTATGAAGCGAAGCTGAAGCGTGAGGCACAAATGCAAGCCTTGCTTGACTTGAAGCAAAGGATGCTTGACAAAAATTTGCTTTAGTGTGAATAACGTAAATACACTTGAAACATAGTGAAAGTGTATTTACTTATATACACTACTAACTTAGTCCGATGTCGGACTTAACCAAACGGAGTTTGATATGCAAAATCGTAAAGATGAATTGATACAAACATTGTGGGATTTGTTCAAGGATGTACACGGTGTACGTCCTCGTGGCATAGACTATGACCGTTGGTCAGTGACTGACCTTGAGTGGGAAGTAGCTATGCTACAGCGTCAGCTTGAGGATGACTTGCGCTGGGAACGTGAGCAGGAAGACCGTGCAATCAATGCTTGCATGGACTGTGGTGCCAGTGACATAGCTACGGCTATGCGTTGGCTTGAGGATGCCTATGATATGGAGTGGGTGTAATGTCAAAATTGGATAAATTTTGTGATAAATACTATGCCATCACTGGTCTACCTTTCAGGTTTGACGGTGGCTTGTATCTTATGGACACGGATGATGATGGCAATGCTGTTATTACAGACATTAGCCAAGCGGAGAATGATGATGCAAACCGGAAAGATTGTTAAACTACAAGGCAAGACCCGTCATGGCAAAAACCGTGTGAATGAACACGGCGAGTTTTGGCAGGTGCTTGACCTACCCAAGCGTATACCCGAATGGCCTACTGGTACATTCCGCTTGCAGTCTCTTGAGACTGGTGATATACGTTGGCTATCGAATGACTTTACTGCAACCATTGTTACGGAGTAACACTATGACTTACCAAATCTTAGGCGTTGGCAATAATGCCAAGACAATCAAGGGTGATGGCTCAGAATATGTGACAGCTATTCGCTATCTCAAGCCGTTCAAGACCATGTTCAAGGGCAAGGTGCATAACCTATGCGCTATGGCTGAGACAGCCAAGTGCCATGTCGGTTGCCTCAATACGGCAGGGCGTGGTGCTATGAACGCTGTGCAACGTGGTCGTGAACGCAAGACTATGTGGATGCTGTCTGACCCTATCGGGTTCTATGATGCCTTGAACAAAGACATTGAGACATTCATTCGCCGCCAACTCAAGAACGGCATCACGCCGTGTATCCGTCTGGGTGGCACAGATGACAAGGGTGACGCTATCAAGCTGGCACCAAATTATCCTGATGCACAGTTTTATGATTACACTAAAGTAATCAAACGTGCCTATCAAAAGTTGCCTGACAACTACCATATCACCTTGTCATACAGCGAAGCCGATATGAAGTATGCTGATGCTGTGGTCATGGCTGTGGTCAAGACAGGTGTCAACATGGCTGTGGTATTCCGTGACAAGCTGCCCGATACATTCCGTGGCTTGCGTGTCATTGATGGCGACAAGGATGACTTGCGCTTTCTTGACCCGAAGGGTGTAGTCGTTGGCTTGATTGCCAAGGGCAAAGCTAAAAAAGATACGTCAGGCTTTGTGATTGACTGCTAAACCTCTTATGTATATCTTATGTAACATATATACTGATACTTTAGTGAAGTATATATTGTTACTTAGATATACTAGACAAGTCCGATGTCGGACTAACGGAGATTACAATGCGTATCAGACCTATCAATCCTGTGGCGAAGGCAGTGGCACAGTCACGCCGCAGGACAGCCGTTGTGCCAGACAAAAAGAAATACAATCGCAAAAAGGAACAAGACCGTGAAAACAAAACACGAAAAGATAATGACTGAGTTTGACCACGATTGGAATGACTTGTCACTCTTTGAGAAATTGCCAGTGCGTAAGACTGCTAATCCAAAGCGTGACAACTGGAAGCGTGACCGCAAGGCGGCTCGTAATGCAAAGCGTACAATGCAGGAGAAAAACTATGGGTAAGTATAGACTTTACTGGAACCTACACAAAAAGAAATGGTCACTACAAGACCGCAAGACTGGACGTGTTCAACAGCACGTTACTGCGTTCACAATGTATGACGCAAAGTTTGTTGTGCGTCCTGCCGGGCAAGCCAAGGTGCGGCGTGAGGGCAAGAAGAATGTTCATGCCTTTGCCGTTGGCACTGCTGGCTTCCGTGATGGCATTGCTATTCGTGGTCATGGCAGACCAGTCACATACAACCCATACGAGAATGATACGTTTGTATTCGCTGACACTGGTGAGTCAGTGACTGAGGTGCAAGCTATCTCTGTATACACTGAGAATGGTAAACCCAAAGTGTATGCAATCCCTAAGTCCGATGTCGGACTAACAAACTAACCAACCATAAAGGAGATATTACTATGACAACATTCAACATCGAGAACACAATCAAAGCTGGCACATACTTCAAGCGCACTACAGGTAAGAAGGGGCAAGTGCAGGGCAGTGCTGAACTGTCTGCCAAGTTCCGCAAGGTAGAAGCCTTGTATCTGGAGTTGCATGGCAAGCGTATGGGGCGTGAAGCCTTCTATGACATGTGCCTCAAGTATGCCCGTGCTACCAAGGCAGATGTTGGTGGGTACATACAGTACATGGCGCAAGACATTGCTGGCATCTTCCTCGACAAGATGCACAAAGAGATTGGCAAAGAGGTGCGCCTAAACCGCCAACGCAAAGAGCAACGCAAGAATGGTATCACAATTCACTTGGGGACACATGACTTGAATACCATTGACTTAGCCAGAGCCAAGACTGGCAGAAAGGTAGCGGCATAATGTATTGGGAAGTCGGTATGACAGTGGGTGTACAGGACACGGCAGTGAATGTACACCCTGCCTCACTCACTCAGCATGGCTGGGAAAGTGCGGTTGAGTTCGCTATTGAGATGACACAAAGCCAATACCCTGACCATAGAGTAGAACTGGACTATGTTAAAGAGTATGACTGAGTGTGTGACACCACTATGCGTATACAACCAGATGCCGTGGGACAGTGTGTTCATTGGCGGTTATCTGGTTGTATCTGTAGTCGGAATATGTTATATAATGTATAAACTGTTTAAGGATGAGTGACATGAGCAAGACATGGGTAGTGTGGGTAGACTTGACCCACCGTATTGAAGTAGAAGCAGACAACATGGATGATGCTAGTGATATTGCTATTGAAACCATATGGGATGAAACCAACATGGTGAATTGCATTGTCACACCAGAACTGTTAGAGGAGAATGGGTATGCCTAA